CTGAGCGTGGCAACATTTACAACACTTTAGCCAATATTGCTGGAATGGGTCAACAGTCTGTTAACACAGGAGTTCAAGCTGGCCAAAACTTTGCAGCTGGACAAACAGGATTAATAACTGGCCAAGCTGCTGCACAAGCAGCCGGAACAGTTGGATCAGCAAATGCGCTTGCAGGAGGATTTGGCGGTGCTACTAATGCCTACTTGTTAAATCAGTTTATGCGACCACAAACACCCGCAGTTGCTCCGCCTGGTGGATATGGCAGTAATCTTTCATCTTTAAATACGCAGCAATTCTATAACCCTGCTGGAGCTAGATTGCCAACAACATATAGCCCACCCCCTGCTTAATTAGGAAAGAAAACACTAATCATGGCAATTAATATAAAACCAGACATCTCGTTAAGCGGAAAACCACCGGCAATGATGACATTGCCCGAAATGGTCAATATGGCTCGTGGTGCGCAAGCGTACCAGCGTGAGCGGGAAATATTCCCTGAATTGGTACAACAAGCTAAAACACAAACGCAACAATCCCAGTTTTCTTTGGATAAAGACCAAACTGCAATAGGTATGTCTATATTAGGTGGACGAAGAAATGACCCAAGAATTGAGAGTGGCAATGCCGACCAAGCTATTGAGGCAATGAATGAAATCCGAGCAGAAGCAATAGCGGCAGGAATTCCACAACAAAAAGTGGATACTGTGCTACGCATGGGTTTTATGGTTGCGAAACAAAATCCAGAAAAACTTGGCCGATTTATTGACAATGTTATTCAATCGCAAATTGGAGGTCCTGGCCAACAAGCATTACGAACACCTAAATTGACTACTTCCGGTGGGCAGACCGGTATGTTCCGTGAAGGTCCAGGCACATTAGAGCCAATACAAATTGTCCAACCATCTCAAGCAGCCGCACCAGCAGCCGCACCAGCAGCCGCACCAGCAGCCGTAGGACCGGCTGCAGTTGTACCAGCAGCAGCACCACAGGTTGGAACTACGCCTAAAGGTGTTACCAGCGCTGACATGGTTGCGCCTAGAAACGACCCTGGCTTTGCCTTGCCATACCCAGTACGCAGAGCGGGTGATATTCGCCCATTTGCTCCTGGCGAAGAATCAGCAACTGTTGAGGGTCAAGCCTATATTAAAAATCTATCAGCCGTTGGATCAACGGCGCCAACAGGTCTTGATCGCGTTGATAGAGTGTTGCAAACTATCAGCAAAATTGAATCGAGTAGGGATTTTAAGGCTGGTAAGCCTGGCGAGTTGGAAGCTAAATTAAGAGCAGCTATTGGCGATGCAGATTACAAATTATTATCTAAAGAGATTGCTGACCTTGTTATTGCAACTAATCAAGCTATTGGTGGCAAGACCGATGCAACAACTGCTTTGGTATCTCAAGCAACGGGTAACGAGGTATACCCGCCTGAAATATTAAAAAATATAGCAACCAAATTGCGTGGAGAGGCTTACGGCGCAATGCTAGAGGCAAAAGGCGCAAACAAGTTCTTACAACTTGGATTAAATGAAGCTAATCTACCAAGGGGTTATAAAGCGGCGTGGGACGAAAATAAAGATGTTAGGGTATATGAAGCAATGGCAATATTTGCGTCAGACAGATTAACGCCTCAAGAAAAAATAACTGCTTACAATAAAATTAAACCAACAAACTTAGAGGCATTAAATGAGTTTGAACGAAAGGCTCGAAACATTGAAAGTCTTGCTAATACCGGTACATTGCCAAGGCAAAAACGATGAGCGATCCATTTGTCCATGAAAATTTAAGTGCGGATGCTAGAACTAAAGCATTAGAGATTGGCCAATCTATGTCTAGCGAAGGTAGTTCAATTAATACTAGATTATTAGAAAGAATACTGTCTACCCCAGCTGAGTTTAATAGCTACCCTTTGAAAACCCGTCAAGCACTTTTTGAGCGTTTAGGGGTACGACCCGCTATGGCAGCCACAGAATCTAAAGGCGGTATTGGCTTTGGTAGTTTATTTGATGCCATAAAAACTACCAAACAAGAATATCAAAAAGAACAAAAAGCCGAACCAGCAACTCAGGCAACTGATTTATTTGGCGCTTTGAGTGCTACTAAACAAGAATACGAAAAACAAAAAAACACTCAAGTAATGGGTGATATATCGCAAGAGGCAAAACTAAGAGAAACCTTAGTTGCCGGTGTTCCAGAGGTTGTAAAGAAAGACGCATCTGGGCGCGTAATCGAAGAACCCCAACAACGCAAAGTGCGCAATGTAAAACAATTTTTAATGGATGCCCCAGTAGAAACTGCGCTAACCCTAGCTACAGGCGCGGTGACTGCGCCCATCGCAGCTGTAGAACAATTAGGCTCTGACATCTACGGAAAGATTACTGGCAAACCAAATGTTGGCCAAGATGTGTTTAAGGCAAGAATGCAAGCTGGTACTTATGTACCCCGTACAGAAGCTGGCAAAGAAATGGTACAAACAGTTGGCAAGGCATTTGAAGCTACAAAACTACCACCAGTATTAGCCCCAGAATTAACTGCGGTTACGGCTGCGGGTCGATTGCCTCCTCCCAAGCCAGAGGGCAAGCCAAGAATGTCGGCTAAAGAATACGAAAATGTTAAGGCGGTTGTTGAGGGAACGGCTCCGCAATTTAAGCAAGACCCACCAGGACTGCCAGGTTTAGCAAGTGTTGGCGCAGCTGGCCGGCGTGACCCTGTAGCAATTAGAGCGGCTATTGATGCATTGCCACCAGAACTGCAAGGTGCTGTGCGCAACATTCCAACTAATCGAGTTAACTTGCAGGCCTTAGAGTCTCATGCCCAAGCATTAAATCTACCGGTACCCATCTATATGACCCGCGGCCAAGCTACTGGCGATTTGGTGGCGCTTAGTAACGAGTTAAATCGCCGTGGCGAATTGCCAAATATTGCCTACCGCATGGGCGAAACAAATAAAGCATTAATTGAAAACTTATCTGCTATTAGAGACCGTGCTGCGCCTGATTTGCCAGGCTCTAAACCATCTGATTTTGGTCAAATTGTTATTGATACTTACAAAGGTATTGATAGCGACCGGCGAACCATTATTAACGGTTTATATAAAGATTTAGAAACGGCAGCTGGTGGTAATTTTCCAATTAATTCTCGCGCCTTTGTAAACAATGCCGATGTGCAATTAAGCAAAAAACTAAAAAGCGAGTTTGTGCCACCTGCAATGCAAAGGCAGTTACAAGCATACCGTGATGGTGGCAAGATGGATTTTGAGCAGTTTGAGGCATTGCGTACTAATTTGGCTACAGAAATAAGAAAAGCAGAAGCTGCAAACGATGGAAATGCCTCTATGGCTCTTTCTATAGTTAGAGACTCGTTAGAGGCCTTACCGTTAACTGGCGAGGCTGCAGCACTTAAGCCCCTAGCAGATGCTGCAAGATCAGCGGCTAGAGAGCGTTTTGAGGCCCTTAAACGAGACCCCGCCTACAAAGCAGCCGTTGACGATAAAGTTGCGCCTGAGAACTTTGTAAATGTTTATGTGCTTAGTAAAAACAAGGGAACTGAAAAGAATGTTCAAACTATGATGGAAGCCCTTGGCAAAGGCACCGATGGCCAATACGCAGTTGCGGCTAATATTATTGAGCATTTAAGAAACAAATCAGTAGATCAACAAGGCAATTTTTCCCAAGCTGCTTATAACACAGCGTTGAAAGAACTAGACCCTAAATTAAAAGACATTTTTGATGGCGCTACGGCACAAACACTTAGAGATTTAGGTGAAGTATCCAAAAAAGTTATGGCCCAACCAAAAGGTAGTTTTGCAAACAACAGCAACACTTTGGTTGCTGGTCTTGCGGAAAAAGCTGGAAAATTGCTTGAAGTAGGACTAAATATAAATGTTATACCCCTAGGTACTATGGCAAAACAAGCCCGCGAGCGCCGAGCAGGACAAAAATTTGAACAAGAAACTTTAGGTCCAGTAGCTGGCGTTAAAGGCAAGTCAAACTTAATTAGAGACATTTTAAGTAAAAAGGAATAAATTATGGCAGTCAATCTATCCCCCATAGGCAATGGTTTTCAGTTTTTTAATAACGATGGCCTGCCTTTAAACGCCGGAAAACTTTATACCTACCAAGCTGGGTCAACCACCCCGCTCTCTACCTTTACAGACTCTAGCGGTCTTATTGCTAATACCAATCCAATTATCTTGGGAACGGATGGCCGGCCACCCTCTACTATTTGGTTAACAGAGGGGTTTTTCTATAAATTTGTACTTGCAACCTCTAACAATGTAACCATACAGACTTATGACAATTTGTATGGAATTATTGGCGCAACCCCTCCAGCTGCCACTCCAATACCCGCTGGCGGTATTTTCTTGTGGTCTGGATCAATTGGATCAATTCCAGCTGGATATGTGCTATGTAATGGAAATAATGGTACGCCAGACCTAAGAGACCGGTTTGTAATAGGTGCTGGAACAACTTATGCAGTAAACGCTACAGGCGGTTCAGCAGATGCGGTTGTTGTAAGTCATACACACGCAGCTACAGTTACCGACCCTGGTCATCTTCATGAAATAAAAGGTACGCAAGAACTTCCAGGTGGTGGTAGTGGATTTAACGCTAATGCGGCACCTAATTTAGCTACACAAAACACGCAAACCAATACAACTGGAATTACAGTAAGCAATGCAACTGCTGGTGTAAGCGGAACTAACGCTAATTTGCCGCCTTACTATGCGCTTTGCTACATCATGAAAACCTAATATGGAATGGCAAACGATTATCAATATTGCCCTTGGATGCGTTGTTGCATCCATTGGCTGGTTTGCTAGAGAACTATGGGATTCTGTTAAAGAATTGCGCAGAGACATCCACCTGATTGAAAAAGGTCTGCCAGAACTGTATGTGCGCAAGGATGACCTAAAAGAAGTGCGGGTTGAGATGGCTGCACGGTTTGACAAGCTAGAAAGCATCATGGCATCGTTTTTTGACCGATTGGCAGATAAGGCCGACAAGTAATGGATGTGCCATATAACAATGGCAAAATTAAGATAGGTTGTGCATATTACCTAAACCCGTTAAGGCCAAAATACATTGAATATGACGAAGATATGTTGGAGTTGCAGAGTTACCTAATTCACGACCCCCGCATATTAAATCGACAATATTGGGCAAAACGCATTTATATTGCAATCCTTTTATTTATATTAACAATCATGCTAATGGCCCATTAAATGTTATTAACCATACTCAATATTTTTGCTTTATTTATTGCAATTTTTGCGGTTATTATTTTTACGGTCTTGTTTGCTTTCTTCCTATTTATTATGTTTGCCTGTGTCTTTATTGGCTGGAGGGAAATCAACTCAACGCCAATATCAGAAATATGGCAAAGACTAAAAAAATGATGATATATGGCAGACGAACTAGGGTTATCGGCTGGTGCCAAGGGTATCAGCGAGGGGATGAAAACCGGTAGAGAAGCCGGTAGAGAAATTGGTAAGAACATTGAGGAAGTACAAAAAGAGGCGGTAGATGTAGCAAAAGAACGGGCAAATGCCAAAATTCGGGAACGCAGAGAAGCGGAGTTAAGGAAAGAACGAGCTATATTTAGGGCTCTTGAGGAATACAAACACCGCAAGAAGATTTCCGATGAGGAATACCAGCTGCGCATAGATTTTATTAAGAAGTACGGCACTAAAGAATGGCAAAAATTAATTGACATCAAAACCGAGATTGAGCGCCTAGAAAAAGAGGACCGCAAGTATTTTGATGCGGAGTTGTCAAAGGTTAAATGGGTGCAATTTTGGTGTTTTTTGGCGGCTGCATGGATTGCGTACTTTATCGTTTGGGGAAGTAAAAAATAATGGCCGAAGAAAAGCTAAACGCTAATGACACGCTTTCTAAAGTGTTGGCATATGTAGACTCACCATTTAAACTGTTTGCAGTTATCTTAATGGCTATTTTTGCGTTTGCAGGGTACATTATTTATGACCAGCAAGAGTTAATTGTTGGAACTTACAAAGAAAGCCAAAGGCTGCCAAGTATTGCTGAAGATAGAGTGGACGATGTAGCGGTTCATTTATTTAAAACAACTGACGCAACTGTAATAACGATATTTAAAGTTAACCCTCTTTTTGGTACTCGCATACAGTATCGAGCCTATACAAAGACCGGAAGGGATAAAACAAACGATGGTTTGGATGTAGGATTATTTACTGCAAACCAAGCAAATAACCACGATGTAATTGCTTTGATGGCTAGTAATATTCCATGTGGTGAATACAAAGCAGCACAGTCAGAAATTGGACTGTGGTATATAGAAAAGGGGATGACATTTGGTTGTAGAATTAGTGTACCGCCTGACCCCAGCAGGTTTGTAGGGCAGATTACGGTAGGTTGGGATAAGCAGCCAACTGATTTAGAACAAGCTAAAGCAATGCTTTATATTGGCGCAACTATGCTATCAAAAAGTAAAAAATGAATAAATACGACTTACTGGTGGCTGCTTGGATGGCATCAATTTTATTTATTTGTATGGGGATTAATTTATGGACACTTTATTAGGCATACTTAAAGGGGTTGCACCCATGTTGGCAACTGCGGTTGCTGGCCCAGCCGGTGGCGCTGCCGTAGGTTGGATTGCCTCCAAGTTAGGGATTGATGATGCTACTGTAGAAGGGGTCACCCAGGCTCTTACCGGCAATCCTGACATGGCCTTAAAACTTAAAGAATTAGACCTAGAGTACGCCAAACTAGATGCAGCTGACCGCGACTCTGCGCGCAAGGCATATGCTGCCGTAGCCACCTCGGAACACGCAACTAAGCTGGATAAGGTTGTGGTCCCCGTCTTAGCGCTAGGGGTTGTAGGATTGGCGTTTTTCTTAATTGGGATATTGATGTTTGTAGATACCCCAGACAATCAACAACAACTGGTTATTTTTGCCCTTGGTTTTATAACCTCGGCTGCGGGCCAAGTTCTATCGTTTTACTTTGGGTCCAGCCAGGGTAGTAAAAACAAAACCGAAGAAATGAAAGGAATGATTAAAAAATGATTACTCCACTAACCCTCCACTTTAGCCTAGAGGAGTTGACTACCACCGACCACCGGCAATTTGACAATACGCCAAACACCGATGAACTGGCTAACCTAAACCGCCTGGCTAAGTTTTTAGAACAGGTCAAAACTGCGTTAGGCGGTAAACCGGTAATGATTAATTCTGCATTTCGTTGCAAGCAGGTCAATGACGCGGTAGGGTCTAAGGACACTAGCCAGCACCGAATTGGTTGCGCTGCGGATATTCGTGTGCCAGGCATGACCCCAGATGAGGTGGTCAAGACTGTTATGGCTGCCGGCCTTGGGTACGACCAGATTATTCGCGAGTTTGACCGCTGGACCCATATTTCAATCCCTAATAACCCAGAGGATAAACCTCGGCAACAGGCATTGATTATTGATCGCAGCGGTACTCGTCCTTACGCGTGATACACTAAATATTGATTTCGTTGGTTTCTTTTAAACCCTCTTGCCCTGCCTCTTTGGTGGGGCTCTTTTTTTCGTAGGTCATGGCATCTGTAAATCCCTCACGGTACGCATCGTGAACGGCCTCCATATGCCATAAAACCAACAAAACTGCGCCAACAATTAATAAAGCGGGGCGCATGAGACATCCACCACAATATCGCGGGTCATACCGCCAACCTTGCGCTTACCGTAAATGACAACGGCTCTAGTCTTAGCAACCTGGCAGTCTTGAATAGCCGTAACCACCTCAAGACGGCTCATCGAATGGACCTTGTCATCGACTACCAGCAGCTGCTCTGGCATGGCGTTTTTGTCGGGCAGGATGCCGCAACCACTTAAAAATAGTAAACAAACACCGGCTATGATCATTTTCATGGTCTCCCCCTAGAATGGCGTGTCATCGTTAATGTCACCCGCATAGGACCGTGAAGGATATTTTCCGGCGCTCTGAGGCGTTTGTGGCTGCGAATCGGGCTTTGCCCCAGCAAACTCTAATTCGCCCACCCTAGCCCTTAAAGTAACGCCCTCGGTGCCATCGTGGCGCTTATAGGTTTCTACATGGGGTTCGGTCATGCTGACAAACAATAATTGGCCTTTGGTGAGGTGCGGTCTTAACTTCTCGCATCTATCCCCCCACATGGTCCCATTGACCCATTGGGTTGGCTGCTTACCATCGACCTTACGGCCATACGAGAACGCCAAGGACAAATCCATAACGGCCTTGCCGTCTGGTGTAAACCGAACCTCTGGGTCGTTGCCCAGGCGGGCTAATCCGATCATTAACATTAAAAACTCCCTTTATCAAAATAATTCGATTCATCATTAAAAAACTCAAATAAAGCATCGCACTCGGCTAAAAACTTCTCGGCAGCTGCCTCAACCTCTGCCAACTCCTCTGGGGTCGGGACATATTTCTTAATAAATAGGTCTTTTCCCTCCCCCATACGCGGGTCATAGGACACAAACCAGACATCTTTACCGGTACAAGCTGACTGCAAAAGCATCTGTGGTTTGTATTCCGGTGGAATAGCCTGGTTGGCCACATATTTCATGTGTGTCTTAGTCTTGGGGCATTTGATCTCAATCAAGCAGCCATCGGACACAAACCCGTCAGGGCTCACACCGCAATGATCAATACTTGGATGGTCAATAAAGCCGACATCCTTAACCATTAAACCTGTGAGGTTTTCAAAGGCCTCTTTAGCGGCGCACTCCTGGTCTACGCCCCATTGCATATCCGAAGTCATGTACTTGTCCGCAAAGGTGTTGGTGATGCGCTCGGCCACCACCTCGTATCGTAGGTTCTCCCGCTCACTAGACTCTTTGCCAGACTTTAGGAAGTTCATGGCCGCAGCCATCCTAGAACCGGTTAACTTACCAAGGCGATTATTCCACCAGGTCCCGTCTTGTTGGAATGGATTTGGTTCACGCATTTTGATCTCCTTTTAATTTGGTGTGATGTTTGGCTGCAAAGTCTCGCACCATTTCCCGCTCGTCCGCTGCTAATGTTTTCCATGTAGCAGTTAACTGGTCGGTTGATGTGGCTGCCGTAATCAAGGCCTCAATCTCTGCCTTGGTGCGGGTAGATTTAGGTTTTACTGGGCGCGATGCTTGGTTGCCGTCATCGTCTACTGGAGCGATGCCACAGGCTGCTTGCAAACTGAATCTCCGAGCATAGGTCATGGCCGAACCGTACCCCTGGGCATCCTGTTTGGTAGCTGGCACATGGAGCTTGCCACCCGAAATCATCTCACCAGACTCATGGATAAAAATAGTTTCAATGATGATTCCATCTGCACATTCATGGGAATGTTGAACTAAGGCAATACCGTTGTCGTTTAAGGCATCAATCACGGCCTCAACGCAAGCTGCTAGATCAGCATACCTTGATTTGAAGTGTGGATTGGTGGACGATTTGAGCGCAGGCCCAAAGGCTTTTTGCGCTTTGACTAATGCGGTTGCTATTTTTTGCATATTCTCTCCGTTAAATAAATGCTAAAAGTAAAATAAATACAACTAAACCTACGGCAGCAAAGGCCTCCATCCAAGGAGATTCTTTTTTAGTAAACACATTGCGCTGCCATTTATTGGCCTCAAAGTTAGTTTTTCTCATGCTGACACCCGACTTTTGCGTGGTACTGAGATCAAGCGGTAGACTGCGTAACGCACACCAGACGGCTCTTTGACCATATCGGTAACAATGTCCCAACCCTCTGCCTTAAGGTCAAAAATGATGTCAGCTAGGCGTGTGGCGTGGTAGCGCTCGATTGCCTCCCAACTGGTTATTTTTTTCTTGCTGATTAAATGTTTTGCTACTAGGTTAATTTTGGTCATACTTCCTCCACGGTGATTTTGTAATGACGGCCATTGCAATCGACAACAAACAAATGCTTTTTAGTGCTAAGAAATTGACCCTCTGGACCTAAGTCCCAATGAATGCGACCTGCACCATAAACAATGGCTAAAGGGTCTGGTGCGTTAAGGGCTCTTTTGGTTATGTGAGCGATGTAGTCGCAATAAGCTGGCTGCGCTGCTTGCTCTTGATGCTCCAGCTGCTGCTGGTGATGTAATGCTTGTGTATCTTCCATTTTTTCTCTCCAAAAATGGAGGGGCAAACCCCTCCGGTCTATTAACGGCTTACTGTTTTTACTGCAAATACTGCTGTGATTTTAGTAAACATCTGCAGCTGCTCATCGCTAACGCCCAGGTCAGCAACAAGGCCCTTGTAATCCACAACCTGGCGATTGCTGGCCACAACGGTTGCGCGATATAAATTGCCCTCGTAAGAGGTTAAGCCACCAGCAGTTGCTGCCTCTTTGATTTGGTCTTTAATGCTGTCTGCCTCTTTGGTCAAATCAGCAATTTGTGCCAACAATAAACCGAGGCGGTCTACTTGGGTGATTTGGATGTCGATTG